CAACACAAAAGGACAAATAATAAAGTAAAAGAAAAAATAAGTATAGTAATATGTATATAATATAAATTTAATGTTTATGAAGTTAATAAAGATATAGAAGATGCTGTTATAGAATGGAAGTCATTCCCTGATACTAAGTTTGAATTAATAGTTATTATTCTCATCATCGTCATTTGTGTCATAGTCTTTGGATGACTTACGTTCATTATCTTCATTTACTTCATTATTGATAGAATTTAATATAGCACAATATTCATCGGCGAGCTCATCCATTACTTGTGAGTATTCGCTTCGGAACTTGCAGCTATCTGAGTAACCCCAGTCGTCAAGCTCATTGATGTCATCCTTAGAAACATCCTTTATCATAATCTTTTTATTCTTCAATGCAAGGAATAGTTCTTCCATCCGATCTGGAGTATGATCATCATCTTTTTTATAATCAAAAGTTAGTGGTGCATAGTCATCGTCAGGAATGAATGCTAAATTAGCGTAGTCACTAACAGGATTGTCTTCAGTATCTTTGGCCTCTTCTTCTTTAAGGGTGAGAAGATTTGATTTGCTATCTTCGAGCCTATGCAAGTATGACCTAATAGCATCTTGGTCTGATTTGTCTAATGGTTTTGAATGTAGCACTGAATATAGATCTTGAGGTCTCCTTTCTGCTTTTGACAGACTTAGATAAGCGCCGACTGTAAGACCATTTCCAATCATAGCGATATTTGCTGAAACAGTTTTGATATTAACAACTTCATACATCTTTAACCACCTGAGCATCCGATTCTTATCCTCTGATATACACTCTATTGGATTCTTTAGTAGCCAATCACAACATATTGATATATCAATCCTAACCTTACCACATGTTTTCTTATTGTCTAATGCTCTAATGACTTCTATGAGACCATCAGAAAATAGGTCTTTAAAGTCATTAAATCCAATGTTAAACATATTCTCTGAGAGGCGATGCTCAGCATCCATGCAAAGTAGAACATAAGCAAATATCTGGCTAAGGGCACCCTGCTTATAGTTGAATCGTGCAAATTCTGTTGCAAGTGCAAGTACAGGAAGTGCATGGTTGACATAAGGAACAACCTTGACAAACTTAGATCTGTTTAGCAGAACATTCTCCTGATCCCTTTTCCTAAGAGATGTTGGCCCAGATGTGTCAATAAAGTCACATTGGTCAGTTCTAACATTACTGATAAATAAGGCCTCAAGTTCTCCTATGGATAAATCTTCTTTATACTCTTCGGCGTAATCCAATTCTTTAGATGTTTCATCATACATTCTAACTGCAGTATGAAATTCAGTCTTGGTATCATATCGATATCTTTGCAAAATACTACTAGATATGCTAATTAAATAATAATCATCATCAAACTTGTATATTTTAACAACTCCTTGAGTAGTTTCGAGCAACCTCTTATAATGATAAAGTATCCTCCTAAAGTTCTTATCAGAAAAGATCTGGAGGTTGTAGGTACCTGGTTCATCTTGGTAGTCTAATAGCTTAATACCTTTTGATGTAAAATTGTCAGGAATGTTTGTCTTTATCCATGGAGGCAAGTAAACCAATTCTAGAGGCGGTATATCTTTCGATTCAACAGCTCTGCAATATGTGAAATGAAATACTACTTCAGAAGTGACCTTTTCATACTTTGTCAACTGATCCAGTTGAATTCTTCTGATTGGTGACCTCTCATAAACTGTATCAGGAATGTTGTAAAAAGTTGGTATTGCTTTACCTCCTGATTCCTTCATTAGTCTACTAAGTGAAGCTGATGAGTACTTTATAGTTATCTTATTTGCCAGGAACTGCGAAAAAACTTGGTTACAAAAAGTAATCTTACTAATGATGTATTCAATACATGAGTAATAAGTGTTAAACATAGGAGGTAATATACCCAAATTAACCCTATCCACAATCCTTTTTCTAACGAAGTATGATATCCTTGAGTTAAGCCTAATTTTGTGATCAGGGCCTAATGTTTTTCTGAATAAATCCAACCTCTTTATATAACTACTATAAATAAATGAGTGGTCAAACTCCGCAGTGGGAACATCATAGCTGTCCTCATCTGATTCATAATCAGGCATATAAATATTGTCTGAGTCACTTGTATAGCCAAGGATCTCATTTATCTTATTAGATATATACTGTTTTGGTTTGCCTTTCAGATTATAGTTGTCAATTATATAGGAAGATATTGCCCAAATTTGCACGACAACAACTTTTGCCATAGTAAAATTAAATGGCATCTCATCAGCTTCCCTATGGCTAGATGATCTAAGTAATTTAACTATAACAGTAATTATATCATACATCTCATCTACATCATCCCCAAAATTATTCCTTAAATCATCAGGAAACATATTGATATCCCACTTGCTATGAATTAACTTATTTGTTAAGATATCTAGTTGTTTTCTGTAAAGCTGATGGACAGTGTTTGATATTTCACTAGAAGCAGTTTTTGACTTGGTTCCATCATTTATAAATAGTATCATAGTACTGTCAAAATTGAGTAAATCTAATGATGCTACATACCTCTTAGCATTGATTGTAAATTTGTCAAACGTAAGGAATTCATTACAGCTTTCCTCAGTCATAACTGACATGTATTCCTTGGACAGTATATTGTAAAAGTTCTTGAAATTATCAATTATATTCATTAAAGAATCATCTTTAGTAGCCATCATATCCTCATGTGGATTATCAGATAACTTCTTTAAAATAGACAAAATTTGATGGATTGGAAACAAATCAAATGTTAAGTCATAAACAACTTCTTCTATTAAAGATTTTCTAATATAAAAGTCAGTGGGAAGTGCAGGTGTTGGGTTTAATAAGTTCCTTGTGTTAGTATTGTACAACCTCTTAACATGCTCCTTTACTAATTTAATGATGAACTGGTAAATATAACTTCCAACATTGCTTCTTGATGCAGGAGAAAGATGATGATATTCAGCAATATGTTCGGTTATGTTTGCTTCTTCTAAGATGTCATCTATAGAAGCCATCATTTCATTCTCCATATAATTAGAGACGACATTTTTCATTCTAGGTATGTCTTTTACACGGACATAATCTTTAGCATACATAACAGGCCTTTTTAGAAACATGGAAACCATATAAGTTGGTATCTTAAATACTGTTACAATATTTGTATCAAATGGGAGATTACGGAAGGATAAACTGTTTAAGTGCATAGCGAGTGCTAATGAAGGGACAGTTGATAGGTCCTTATGCACTAGAACTTCAGCAGCTGATAAATATGCAGGGAGTATGTGGTGACCTGTAAGCTCTTTTTGACCATTTGGAGAGTAGGTTATTATAGGCATAGATGATAAGTTATAAGCCTTGCCACGATAAGGTGACCTCATAACCTTATTGTATGCAGTTGATAAGTCGAGATTTATTCCAAACATGTACGATATGTTTGCCAATACAGGAGCTATAGAGGGCTCTGTAGTAATCAATGCAACAATTTTGTTTATATATCGCTTGATGTCGTGGTCAAGACCAGTGCCATATGCTTCTGAACTGTACAGCAATTCTGTTTCTCGGTATGCAACTATTTCTAAATCTTCCTTAAAATCAACATCGCCCATGTAATCTGTAACCTCACCTCTCCAATTTATTGCTGGAAGAAAAGTTGTTGAAATAGTCACATTTGAACCATTAGGATCATAAAGATGCCTGATTGATGGTAGAGGTATAGCAACATTGGGGTAAGAGTCTCTAAATTTATCTAATATTGAAAAAGGATTCTGATTCTGAGAATAAGTTCTATGAACATTTGACCAGAAATCAACTGCTTTTAGACACCTCTTAGTGTCCATTTTTTGAGCTTGTATGATACGTTTCTTAGGTACTAATCTGAAGACTGCTGATGACCTCATTAGTGCAATCGACCTTTCATATTCTTTCACTGATGGAACGCTAATAAGAAGATCACCTAGCAATGTTAGGTCAATATTTCCTATTGATGAAAGTTCTAGGTTGATGTCTTCTTTGAGAGAGTCATCTATTGGATTCTCCACCATAGGTATTGATGAAACATTAACTGCTGATTCAAAAAGATAGATCATAGACATCCTGCCTGAAGTATCCAGCTTCTTGAATTTTATCCAAGATGACGTTAATGCTAATGAATAGAGACTCTCTGATGTTGACATATTTTCATTTATTGCTTGAATAATATATGATGGGAAAGAATCGTCTTGAGTCATTAAATCAAGATCACATATCAGCTCTGAAAAAACCGTATAGCCTCCTCTACATGATAACTCTATAGGACTTAACACTCTAAATCCTCCTATAGAGTTGGGCAATATTAGCAAGTATTTTAGGATAGATATTGGCACAGTTATGAAACGCTTACTAAGAATCCTTAATGCATATAGGTGAAGCAAGTAAGATGATATCGATACTTTACAGCCAGAGGCAGAAAGTGCTGCGCATTGTGCAGAGAGCATATTGATTTTCAATGCTAAAGGTGTGAAACCCCTAGAAGGATCAAATTCGTACACTGAGGAGATCTCTTTTACCCAATTTGACAATAAAACTCCTTTATGGCAGATCATACCTAGATACTCCCAAATATTTGATGAGACTGTGGTTTTTCCTATGTTAAATTCCATACCTAGCTCTAAGTATGTATTTTGTACTGTATACACAACCTCAGCAGTTGTCTTTCCGTTAGGCAAATCTTTGTATATCATTTTTAAGATAGCATCATCAGAATATGTCAATGCTTCACCTGGGCATCCAGTCGTTATTAATGCCGTTTCTAAGATAGCAATATGTATTGATGTCCATACAAAATTAAGAAAACCTTCAAACCCACCTCTAGGTGATATCTTAAAATCAAAATGAGTTCTCGTTGTATGAAGGACAACAGCTGACCTAAAAATAAGTGAGAGATTAAGGTAAATTGGATCAGATGTTAGCTCATACAAAATATTAGAGTATATATCAAGAAGCTTCATCGGAAATTTCATAGAGAAAGCTGTCATATCAAAGCTCATGTATATAGGTTTTATATCTTCATTGTCTCTAACCACCATATTGTTTAGGAAAGACAATATATCTCTTTTCCTTGACGCCATTGACTTTGTAATGCTAACTCCTTTTTGCTTCCTTGATATCTGCCTTGCAAGTCTTTCCACCCTTTGAGTGTATGCTTTAATTTCTTGCTGTGCCATATAAAACATTCTTGGCAGCTTCTTATGTTTTTCACCTAATTTTGGTTCTGTCATTACAAAATGAAATGCACTTGGGTCACGTCTAAAGAAATCCTCATACTCTGCTCTCGACACTTGATCATATTCTTTGCCTATAGTATCTAAAAAGTCCCTATGCTTTTTTGCTATCTCACTAACTCTTTCTCTTGCATAACCAGCTCCCAACTTGCAATCACCAAGGAGTGCAGATGAAGCATCATTTTTTGTCAACAATTTTGAAAGCAGTTTTTCATCAGTAACAACCCGAGGCGAATAACCCCTCATACTCTTCAATAATGTAAGGCTATCATAATCCAATTCTATGTCAGGCGCAGAAGACTTGTCTGATATTGTTACTTCAGTCTCATCAAATGGCACCAGCTTCCTACATCTTGCAAATCTAGTCTCTGACCAGGAAGAAACTGATGCTGATATAAACATTCTATAATTTTTATCACTTGTAGCATCAACAGTTAAAGGACCATCAGATAATCGGGGATCGTAACCAGATTTAACAAGACTTTCATAAATGCTCCTCCTTAAAACTCCTTCAAACATCTTAAGTTTGCCATTATCAACTTCATTAACTTCATATAAACCTTCCAGTTTTGCAAATGATTCCTCAGGATCAATATCAGGGTGAATAGCAAACTTATATATATTTGAAAACTGCTCAATCTCGCGGACACTTGGAAGATATTCTTCATATATAGTAAATAATCTCTCTGCTTCGCTGCCTTTAATACCTTCATACTGTGCAATTAATAAAGATTTCATAGGACTTCCCATTATGTTGTCATCTGCTAAATTTGCAACAGATATATTTCTTGATGCTTTCATAACTTCACCCACTAATTCAGGATCCTTCTTAGCTAGGTTGAAGATAAAATTCTTCATGGTTTTCATAAAAGTGATAGGCTCATACACTTGAACTGAATTAATTACTAAATGAAGTTTAAAATAACAATTAATAAAATCATGGACTCTGCGGATTATTTCGTCATTCAAAGTGAAGTATTTTCCCCTAATATTCAGGATTGTTATTATTCCAAGTGGATATACCTTAATTCTGAAATTACCTCTATATTGCTTACGAAGTTTTTTGAGAGAATCAAAGTATTCACTAATATGGAAGATCTCATCAATTTTATAGTCATAAGAAATAAACTTATCACATCCCTTAAAGAAATTATCAACAGAAGAATAATATGCACCGTAAGATGAAGTTATCATATAAGAGAGTGACTCCTCAACCTCAAGCAATGTAGAGGAAATATCAAGTGTTATGTCATCCATACAGGGTTTATCATAAAATTCATTTCGAAAATCTGCATTTCCTGATCTCTTTATAGCCATATAATTAGCTTCCTTCGAAACAGTTGATGATCTGATGAAATTATCTGAGAAGCTAACATAACTCCTATATTCGCTAATAATATGGTCTGCATATACATATGAATGTGAATTATTAGGGACCTTACGTGAGTAAGATGTAACCAAGGAATTAGCAAGAGACCTATGTGACCTGTAAGCATTGTCGATGATATCATTAATAGACTTGTCACAATTATAAAGCCTGTATAGTATATATAGACTCTTTTGGTCAGAGGGTGAAAATAGCTTTGCCTTTGCTAAACTAAAATGTTCAGATGTAATAATAGAGTAAATTTGCTCAATCCTAAAACGTTCAATTATCATATTCTTTAATTCTGATTTAAATGTTTATGCTGTTTTAATATGTTTCTGATTGTTTTTGTAATTTGTTTTTGTGTATAGACTCTTTTGGTCAG